TTTAAAGTTATGGTCTATAACTTTGTTAGAAAAGCAACAGTATCGTTTGATAAAGAAACATTATTAGATAATGGTTGTTATGTAGATTCAAAAACAAATGTATTACATTTTAAGTTAAGTAGATTAGTTGAATATTTTAGATCACAAAAGGATAGCACATCAACAAAGAAAATATGTTTTAATTTAAAACATGTAATGAGTGCTCAAAAAACAAACGGAAAAGTTTACAACAAAGTAAGTAAAAAAGAAATATCGTGGCCTACATGGCATTTTGTTTCTGATCCTAGTGAATACTCAGTATTAGGAGACAGTGCAAAGAAAGTAACTTATGAAAAAGATTAGAATAGCAGGTCCTCCAGGCACGGGTAAAACTACAAAATTAGTTGAAATATACTACTCTCATTTAGAAGCATATTCTCCAACAGATATTATGGTTATATCACATACTAATACTGCAGCTGATCATATAAGAGGAAAGATTTATGACAATCAAAGTATTGATAACTTTCAAAAGAAAACAAACAAAGAAATATTTCATTTAATAAAACAATCAAAAGCAACGTTAGAAGAAAACGTTACCACTGTGCATAAGTTTTGTAAGAACAGAGTAAAAGGTAAAGCATTTTTAATTGAAGACTATGAAATTTTAAAAACTATTTATCCTTTGTTTGATAAGTACACAACAAATAAAAAATTTAACAGCGTGCAAGGTTTGTTTGCAATACATCCTTTTTTTAGATTTGTAAGTTCTGCAAGAGATAATGGAAAAGATATATTAAAACATTATAGAGGATTAAGTTTTGAAGAGAAAGAAGACTATGAGTACACAGCAGAAGAGCTAATTAAAATGGAAGATTGCTATGTTAAATTTAAAACAAATGAAAAAATTAATAACAGAACTACACGAATATTAGATTTTCAAGACATGGTAGAAGATTTTTACAATAACGCAGAAGAGTCAGAAAAGTTATGTAAAGAAATTAAAGTATTAATTGTTGATGAAGCTCAAGATTCTAGTGTAATACAAAGAAAAGCAGAAGAGGTAATGTGTAAAAACGTGGATTATTTTTACAAAGCAGGAGATCCTGATCAGGCTATTTTTGAGTTTGCAGGAGCAGACCCAGATTCTTTTCATAAAGAGTTTGCAAATCCTGAAATAGAATTAGAACAAGGTTATAGATGTCCTAAAGTTATTAATGAATACTGTAAAAAAATCATACAAGATGTTTGGAACACTTATGATTACACAAGAGTTTGGAGACCAAGAGAAGAGAATGGTCAAATTGTAGAAGGTGAAATGTTTAATTTAGCTAGTTTAACGCAAGACCCTTTTGCGTCTGAATTAAGAAACAGGATATTAAACACAAATGAAAACTTTATATTTACCTATCGAGGTGGAGAACCTAGAGATATTATAAATTATATTATGCAAATAGGTATACCAGTAAAAATACCAAACAAAGAAAAAAGTAAATTTAAATTTAAATATCCAACTAACGAAGTAAAGAACCAAAGAGAGTTTATAAGTTTTGCAAGAGGAGAGTTTAAATCTTTAACTAAAATTAAATCTATGTTTAAAAGTATTCATCCACAATATTTGTTAAAAACTATTGAAGAGTTAGAGTCAGTAGAAAGTGGCAGCTATAATATAAAATGGTTAGTAGATAAAGGTTTTGTAGTCCCTGGTATAAAAGAAATAGATGACTTTCAATTAATTAGTAAAGTAGCAACAATTCATATGAAAAATTATATAAGAGAAATTGTTTTAAACAACAGAGATTTGGAAGATAAAAGAGTTTTTCTTGAGAATATACATACAATTAAAGGTAAAGAATTTGATAATGTTGTTTTTGATTTTAAATTAACAAGAGAAGAAGACGCATTTTCAAAAAAAAGAATGAAGTTTGTTGCATGTTCAAGAGCAAGAAAAACTTTATGGTTATTAAAAAGCACAACTAATTTAACATTTGCAGGAAAGGAGGACCTATGACATCTAAAGATATATTTGATGATGCATTTCCACAAGACAAACAGATTGGAGGGAATCACTATCGAACCATGTCCATACAGCCGTATGAATTTATTGCAAAGAATGATCTTTCATTCTTTCAAGGCAACGTTGTAAAATACGTATGCAGGTATAAGTTGAAAAATGGTATACAAGATCTTGAAAAGATTATACATTACTGTGAGTTGGAAATAAAAAAAATGAAAGATACTAAATGATACCTGATCTTGCGGATTTAGATATTAAAGATGGTGATGTTATCGCTGTCGACTTAGAGACGCACGATCCAGACCTCAAGACCCACGGATCAGGGGCCATCATTGGTAACGGTAAAGTGTGTGGAGTTGCTGTTGCTTATAGAGATGAAAAGTTTTATTTTCCAGTAGCACATTTAAATTCAGGACAGAACATAGGCAAGAATAGATTTTGGAAAGTATTAAATAAAAAAATATTTCAAAACGAAAAGGTTACAAAAGTATTTCACAACGCTATGTACGACGTGTGTTGGATAAGAGCTGCTACAGGTGAAATGTTAAAAGGACCTATATATGATACAATGATAGCCGCATCTATTATTGATGAGAACAGACAAAGATATAGCTTAGACTCTTTAGCAAAAGATTATTTAGGAGACTCAAAATACAAGTATGATCTAGCAGAAAGATCAAAAGAGGAGCATGGAATAGCAGATCCAATGACTAACATGCATAAACTACCTTGGGATCTTGTTGTTGATTATGCAGAACAAGATGTATTACTTACATTAAAACTTTGGATAAAGTTTGAGAAGATGATTAAAACTCCTGTAAACACAGAATCAAAGAAAAAGAAAACATTAGAAAATATTTTTGACATAGAAACTAAATTATTTCCATGTCTTGTTGATATGAGATTCAAAGGTGTAAGAGTTGACGAAGAGAAAGCTAAGACATTTGGAGAAACTTTAAAAAAAGAACAAGCACAAATCTTAAAACAAATAAAAGAAGAGACAGGTATTGATGTAGACATGTGGGCTGCAGACTCAATACAGCCTTTGTTAGATCATCAAAAAATAACTGATTATAAAACTACACCTAAAACAGGACGAGCTAGTATAACAAAATTATATTTAGAATCACACCCTAATAAATATTTAAAAATGATTGCAAAAGCTAGACAGTTAGATAAATTGTTCAACACTTTTGTTAGCGGTATTTTAAAATTTATACACAAAGGTAGAATACATGCAGACATAAATCAAATTAGATCAGATACAGGCGGGACAGTTACAGGTAGGTTTTCTATGCGTAATCCTAATCTACAACAGATTCCAGCACGAAGTGAATTAGGTAGTAAGATAAGAGAATTATTTTTACCAGAAGAGAATCATAAGTGGGGATCATTTGACTACTCACAGCAAGAGCCTAGACTGGTTGTACACTATGCTCTAAAGAACGGCTTCCATGGAGCTGAGGAGATGGCTGAAGAGTATAATGAGGACCCAGACACAGATTTTCACGATATCGTAGCCAGAATGGCTAAAATCACCAGGAAACAGGCTAAAACTATCAACCTTGGGTTATTCTACGGTATGGGTAAAAACAAGTTAGCAAGATCTTTAGAATTAGATGATGATGAAGCAAAAGAATTATTTAATAAATACCACACAAAAGTACCTTTTGTTAGAAAACTATCTGCTGGTCTTCAAGATTTTGCAGAAAAAAATAAAAATATATATACCTTAGAAGATAGGTTCTGTAGATTTGATAGATGGGAGCCAATAAATAAGGAATGGAATCCTGAGAAAGGTATATTTGAAATTAGTGAATACAAAGAAGTAGATGGTAAAAAACAAATAGTAAAATCATCAGTGCCTATTTTAAAAAGAGAAGAAGCTGAGAATAGATATCTTGCAGAGCTTACCAAAAACTCTCAACCTGGTGATCCAAACTGTAATAATTTTGATAAACACTACAAGCCAGCGTTTACTTACAAAGCATTAAACAGATTAATACAAGGATCTGCAGCCGATATGACAAAAAAGGCAATGGTCAAACTATATGAAAACGGTATTGTGCCACACATACAAATTCATGATGAACTTTGTTTTTCAATACAAGACGAGGAACAGGCTAATCAAATAAAAAAAATAATGGAAACTGCAATTACGTTAAAAGTTCCGAACAAAGTAGACTATGAATCTGGACCAAACTGGGGTAACATAGAATGAGGATAAATTATGGCGTACTTAAATGTAAACATACCACCGACTTATGCACAAATAAAAAGAGAATATTTATATGATCTTAAAAAACATCATGGAGAAGTTGAAGACTGCATTATCTTTGGTCTTA